GGTAATGAGTCTGATAAGGATACTGTTCGTAAGCAAAAGCGTAAGTTATCTTATTACAGCAACATCTATGTTGTTAAAGATCCTACCAATCCTCAGAATGAGGGTGGAGTATTTCTCTTCAAGTTTGGTAAGAAGATCTTTGATAAGGTTATGGAAGCAATGCAGCCTGAGTTTGAGGATGAAACTCCAATTAATCCTTTTGACTTTTGGCAAGGTGCAAACTTCAAGTTGAAGATCGTTAAGAAGGATGGATTCTGGAACTATGATAAGTCAGAGTTTGATTCAGTAGCACCACTTCTTGAAGATGATGATGCATTAGAAGCATTGTGGAAGAAGGAGTATTCACTTACAGCTGTTACTGCTGCTGATCAGTTTAAGTCTTATGAAGATCTTGAGAAGCGTCTTAAATATGTTCTAGGTAAAAAACCTGTTCAACGTCGTGTTGATGGAGAGGTATTTGATGAGGATGATGCTCGTGTACCAAGTGCTTCTTCTAAACCAGACTTTGCTAGTCGTAGGGCAGAAGAAACTGTTACTGCAGCAGTAGGTTCATCATCAGATGAAGATGATGCTCTATCTTACTTCCAGAAGTTGGCAGAAAGTTGAAGTATAATCAGATCTGCTTAACTCTTTTAGTTATTGCAGCATGGATTAACTTACTATTCAAATAGTCTAATATCATCAGCACGTTTTAGGGTTTCACTCACATATTGGGTGGAACCCTCTTTATATTCCATCATTTCTTCTAGATCATCAAAAACTACATTTAGATATACTGGTTTGATTAAGTAGATACGTCTTTTTTTATTGTTTATATCCTCTTCATATTGATAATTAGTAACTGCTTTAGATAATGGATTAACTGTTACTACTTCATCATCTAAGTGCTCATAGTAACTTATACTTTGTGCAGCAGAAACTTGAACTCCTTTTGGAAATACTATAACACCTGATCTATCTTTAACTTCATTTGATTCGTAGTGATGAGTTTCCTCAAGTTTTGCATTTGTATCATACTTATCTAATATATAATTTTCAAATGCTTGTTGAGTTAAAGGCCATTCATTAGTAATATTTACAATATTATTTGATAATAAAACAACCCAATCTAAAGTAGCATCTCCATAAATTTCATAGGCAACATTATCAGGTCTATCATCTCCTTTAATATTATATTTTTCAAATACAGTTAGATCTTGAAAGAGATCTTCTCTAAGTTTACCTCTTTTAAAGAAGTTTTTTACTTCAGTAAAGTTTGATATAAATTGACCTTCTTTACCACGATTAACATATTCAAAGTTGGGTATATTGCGGAAGTATGGATTAGACATGTTAGTAACCTATCGATTCGTCTGTATTATCATCAAGTCTAGAATAATCATCGTGGAAGATTGGTTCTAATTCTTGAAAGTTAAGTTGAAGTTCGTATGTGACCATTGAAGTATTCTCAAAGGTTGCATAGTTTCCATCAGGAGTATAGTTGACATTAAATGCTGTTAAGGCACACTCTTTAATTTTTGGTAGAAAATTGTGCTCTTTATTACCAGCTACCACCCATTTTAATTTATATGTGCTTGGAGATCTTAAGAATAGTTGACTCTCAGATCTCTTTACTGCCATAGATTGTTTAAACATTCTAATTATTCTTTTAACCATATGACTTTCTTCATTACTTCTAGGACTCATTCTATATGTAAATGAAAATGGTCTTAGAGCTGGTGCATTAAAAAGTAATTCCATATTAGGATTCATAATCTGACCAGTCTTTCTTGTTAGTATGTTACCTGTTCCTGTCACTTGTTTTGTAAGAACGCCTTGTAATGCTTTCTTTGCTGCATCACTATCAGCACCAATATCTCCTGCAATATCTCCTACGTTCTTTGCTAATCCTGAAACAGCATCTTCTTTACCAAGACCATCAAATACTGCATTAGCCATTGCGAGTGATGCTGGATCCATAGTATCAGGACCCCAACTTACTGTATTAGCATCAGCAACTCCACCTGGAACAGGTAAGTAGACAGAACCAAGAATTTTTCTTGTCTTACCATCACCTGCCATAGATTGTCCACGAGGAGCTACCTTATAACCACTTGTTTCCTTTGGCATATGTTCCAAGACTTGTATATGTAATTTGTCTTGATCATAATTTCTTTCTAATGCCACAGGATAATAATAAGTAAACCTAGATTGGTATCTTTCTCTTGGTTTTGCTCTAATACCATCACTATCTGCGAGTGATTCTATCTTAACTCTATTACCAATAGTGGTAGAGTCACGATGTTGTCCTTGATTATTTGAACCTTGACTACCTGATATTGCTCTCATTGCACCTTCTTGAGTACCAAGACCAGCATCTTTACCATATCCAGTACTTCTAAAATATCTTGCTACAGAATTTGCTACGTTATTATTAACTTGGGATCCAAAATTACTTTTTCTATCATTTAAATCATCCCATCCAGCATCTGGCATTGCATAACCAAGTTGTTCTTGTTGAGTATCATCTCTCCATCTTCTTGTCCATGCTCCTTTAGCACCAGATTTCCTTGTTGCTGCATCAGACCATGTTGCATTTACACCACCACCTGTTATATTTGTATCGATTGCAACTAGATCACATTGTATATTTGTTGTAAAAGAAGTGGACACTGGCTTGCCATCAGAATCTTCCATCCATATTGTGTTTGTTCTATATGCGATTTGATACTTTGTTCCGTCGTCTTTGGTATAGGTTCTTACCCAACTAGGACTATTAGCAGTGGTAGCCATTTACAAGGTTTTTATTTATTTAGGATGAATTTACCATAAGGTATAGCCATAAGGTCATCAAGTTCATCATATTGAACAACATACAACTGACCTGCTAGTTCTTCCCATGTATAATTTCTTGATTGTTGCCAGTGAAAGTTGAGACCTTTGAATCCCCATTTTTGTAAATCAGTGCAAGCAATCAGTGGATGTTGGTCATATGTAATATTAGGAGTCTTAGCATTATAAACAAAGGTATAGTATTGCCCCACTTCAGGAACAGGTGTTACTGTATCATTCAATAACTCCATGATCTCCATCATCATCTCTTCAGGATCATTAGTTTTATTGTTTATGTCGTTGCCTTCTAGTCTACTCATTTGATACCTAGTTCGTCTTCTGTTATAATTTTAAATTCAATTCTATTATCCTTACAGAATTCAGATGCTGCTTTCCATTTTGCTTGGTTAACTGCATAGGTTTGACACTCATAGATATATGATTTAGTTATATTCTTTCTTTTCTTTGGTGGAAGAGTTTGTTTCTTTGGTTTCACTTCAACCACATAGGTTTTAATTCTATTGTTATTTTCTTTCACTTTAATAAGAAAGTCTGGGTAGTATCTATGAACTCGGTTATCTTTTGGTGAGATATATGGTATGTTAATTTCTTCAGAGGCCCAAGAGACTACACTATCTTTTCTATCAGCCCACATACAAAACTTTCTCTCCCAACTACTACGGCATATTATATTATTGGGATTACCTTGATATTTCTGTGGATTAGATGGTTTATATCGACTTTTAATACTTTCTGCCATTATCTTGCATACATAATATATAAGGTCAAATAGTATTTATAAATGGCTACCCTTCTGCCAAGACACGTAAGAGTGAGTGAAGTTGTATCTAAGTTATTAGAACCAGCAACAACTTCATTTTTTCAGGTTATGATTTCTGATCCCAGGCAACTGGGAGATACTCCTGATGCATTTACTGCATATCTTCGTGAGCAAGGAGTTTCGAATTTAACTAATGGAGGTCTTTCTGCACCTAAGAGAGATAAGTTAATGTTATTTTGTTGTGAGACAGCATTACCTGGATCAAACTTAATGACTACAGAATTGATGAATGATTTTACAGGTGTTACTGAACGTCATGTTCATCGTAGAGCATTTGATGATAGAATTGATTTGACTTTTTATTGTGATGCAAAAGAATATTTACCAATTAGATATTTTGAAGCATGGATGTCATACATTACTAATGAAAGAGGAGATACTCACTCAGAAACTTATCATTACAAAATGAGATTTCCTAACATGTATAAGGGGAGTTTGGAAGTTACTAAGTTTGAAAAGAATACTTATGCTCCTGGTGCTGTTTCAGTAAAACCTCTTACATATACTTTCATTAATGCATTTCCAATATCAATTGCATCAATGCCAGTAAGTTATGACTCATCTAGTTTATTAAAATGCACAGTATCATTTACATACTCTAGATATAGCTCAAAACCTAGAAGTGCTAATGCATCTGATCCAGTAATTAATCCATTAGGTCAAGCAAAATTTAATCTAGGATCATTTGCTGGTAATTTAACTAACAGAGTTGTAGACAATTTAACTGGCAATGATTTTCTTGGTGACGTTGCTGGAGGAATAGTTCAAAATCTCTTCTAAATAAACATACTGACTTGTCTTAGGATATTATGCCATTACCAAAAATTTCCACACCAACATATCATTTGGTGTTACCATCCATAGAAAAGGAAATAACATATAGACCTTTTCTAG